ACAATCATTTTCAATTGTGTAGCAACATCACTGCGGTTATGCATCCATTCAGCAACCTGAGCCATTTCTGGCAATCGCCATACTTGTATAGCTGCTGAGTCCAAGCCCACGCCAGCTGATGGATCAAGGCTAATGAGATAAATGTTGTTGGCTTGAGGCTTTTCCCACCATCGTATATGGTTGGTTTTGAACAAGGGTTCAGTTGAAACCAGTCCTGCTAGACACTGACTGTCAATCAAGGTGCTGTCTGCTGTTAGGAACCGCAGTTCATATTCACGCTCAAACTTTTCATAACCAATTTTGGCACGCTCTTTTTTGGCCCAGTCTTCGTCTCGATCAGGATGTTGATTCCATTTGGCAACAAATGCTTTGAATCCATTTGCTCCCAGTCCATCAGGCAGTTCGTTCCCAAATTCGTCAATTGTACGATTACTGCTATACCAAATTTGTGCAAATGGGTCCTCATCACTGTTGGGAGTGCTGGTGATAATGCATTTTCCTCCAGTGGCTAGAGTTGGGCTGATGGCACTCCAAAACTCTTCAGCAATTCGAGGCTTAACGAATGCCATCTCGTCCAAATATAACAAGCTGATGGATTTACCACGTCCTGTTGAAGGAGTAGTAGTAGCACTTTCAATCTTGCTGCCGTTGTCAAAAACAATCTTTTGCACGTTGTAGGTCACAACACCAGCTTTTAACCAGTCAGGAAGTTCTTCATAACTGAATTTGATGCGATCCATAATCTCGGTAGCTGCGCGAAAATTATTGGCAGCGATCAAAATATTCACATCTTTTTGGAACGTTGCGAACCATAACATGAAGCTGGCTGCTGTTTCTGTCTTCCCCAACTGTCTTGAGCACATAGCTATAACTTGGCGGTTTTGCCAGTAGGTCAAAACCAAGTCTTTTTGATAGTCAAACAGTTTGAAGGGCACTCTGCCTTTGGTGCTATGTCGAATGTATATGTAGTTGTCTATAAAATACAAGGGATTGATAGCACACTTGAGGAACTCAGCCTCTTGGTGTGCATTCAGTCGCAACTGTTGGTGCGGCTTTTTTATTAGGACTGGATCAGTGTTATTTTGTAGCATCTCTAATACAAGCGGAACAAATGGTCAACTGCTTCCAGTTTACGAGGTGTTTCTCCGCTGACACCCAATAATATTTCTTTTATCACTGCATCAATATTTTGTTTCCAGAATTGCAAGAACGCTTGTGTTCTCTGCAATTCTGGAACGTAGTCATCCAACGTCCACACAAATTCCTGAATCAGGTGTTGATAATCAGGTCGATAATAAAAAATGTCCAGTGTTACTATTGTTGTGCGACGTATCAGCATGCAAATTATCGATTTATGTGTTGCCGTTTGATATCAGTCAAAGGGCTTTCACTGCCGTCAGTGTCAGGTTCTTCAGTGTAGGGATCTTTCAAAAACTCATCACGTTTTGTAGCTGTTAGAGGGCTGGCCCGACCATCTGCATTTACACGCTGTTCACTTTCATTTATGAAGTCGTTGTAGGCTGCTACTAAACGGGCATGAATACTTTCACGCATTTCTGATTTCAAAGCATTGCTGCCAAATCGCGCATTTGTCAAACGTTCAGGCAGATCGCCGCGTCCCTTGAAGTTATAGTCTTTTATGTCAAATTCTTTAGTTTCTTCAGTAGGGTCTTTGTGGCCATAATCATACTCAGCCTGTTGTTCCATAACAACTACCTCTGGAGACGTGGCATCTACGCCGCTGTCTCCACAATCGCAAGGTCCTTGGCAGCCGCAAGCTTTTCCCACATCACAGTCGCAAGGGCCATCACAGCCACAAGCTTTAGATTGTGTCATATGAGAAACCCCAGCCAACTGCAACAAGCGCATAACATCGTCAGGCTCACAAGTGTTTACGGTCATGGAAGCAGCATCATTGGGATTTTGACTGGCAGATGTTATTGATGCATTATATCTTTTGTCACTACCTTGCCCAGCCAGCTGCATCAACCTCATCACATCACCTGCATCGTCAGTGCTAACACTAGCACTCTTGCTGGGAATGTCTTTGGTTGAAATAGTTAAATTATATCGATTTGATTCCATAATTACTTGCCTTTTCTGGGATGCCTGATTTCGTCAGCTTGCATGCTCATGGTTACTGTTTTCCCACTGCGATTTTTGCGTGCTGTGAAGTAGGTCTTGCTGTCGTCATCAAAATTTCCACTGCTAGTCAAAAATTTGCTGTCAACTGGCATTTTGTTGGATTTTTTGGATTTTGTTACAGGCTTTGGTGTATCATGCTTGTCGTTAAAATCTGCCAAGTCTTGAGTGGGTTCTTGCCGAGCAGCTTTCAATTCCTTAACTGAAATGTGACTGCTGAGGGTTTCAAACTCTTGGGGTTTCCGAGAAGCTGCAACGTCTGCCAGATAACTGAGAAATTTTTTGTTGTATTTGTCCCCAAATGCGTCTTTGACAACTGGCTGTTCAGCATCTAGATATTCATTATCTGTGCTCAACAAGCTGGCTTTTTGTGTTAAACCTTTTTCATCAGCCATTTTGTCCAATAGGCTTAGGATTTGCATCTTTTGACTTTCAACTTCAATAGGCTCGTTGTCATTACGCACAACCAAAAACTTTTCAGGAATATTCAATGCAGCACGAAGTTCTTGTTGAAGAATGTATGCGCTGAAAGGGATGCCAATTACAGCATCAATATACCAAACATCAGCATTTTCAATGTCCCGGAACTCCATAGCATCTTGCTTGGGAGAGATCTTCACTGGAGTGCCAATGCTGATGAGGTTGTATCTACTTAACAGCCGCTCCATGTCATCCATATGCTCATCTGTGGGCGGAACCACCATTTTGATGCGGAAGTCGTATTGTTTTTGAGCTTCTTCCAAATATGTTTTGAAACTTTTCATAGCACTACTTTCAATTCTTCCTCTATTTAGTTTCTCTGCTGAACTCTCGCAATTGTTCCAGCAATGCGTTACGGTCCAAAACTTTGATATTCCCTGTATCAACTTCCTCATTTTTATCTGGGAAAGCTTTTTCCAATTTCAATCGGTCTAAATCCAATTTCAATTGTTTCAAACGTCGGTCCATTTTGCTGTTCCGGGCATCCAAGGCAACTTTCAGCATTGTTGCGCTGGCTGTGAAAATTTCCCCTGCGTGTCGCATTTCAACTGTCATGCCGAGATCATTTAAATTCTTGCCCCACTCTATCGCCAAACTGGCAATTTCGTTCATTTCATCGTCATGAACTTCACCAGCATCTTGATCCTTGAATTCCTTAACCAAATCTTTTGCTTTCTCAAGACTGGTTTCCAACAACTCTTGAGGAGATATGCTGTCTTCCAGTCTAGGCAAGTCAAAAGTTTGTTCCAGTTGATCAAAACGTCCCATTACTTGCCTTTTTGCTTGAATATGCTGTCTTCATTCACAACTCTAAATTTCAAACCCTGTTTATTTGCCCAAGCAAATGCAGCAGCCCATTTTGCTGTATTCACAATTACAAACGCTTTATCTCTTTTGCTTTTGGCATTTTCCATCAAGGTTTCTTTTTTGGGCTTGATTTCAATCAGCTCACCTATGTTGTTACCAGCTTTGTCCTGATATACAATTAGGAAATCAGGCACATAGAGACTTTGTTTGCCTGTTAAGGGGTTTTTGTAGGGTATTTTGATAAATTCACTAGCCCATTGAATTATGCTGGGATGAGTATCAAAAAAATGCATGCATGCTAATTCCCAAGAACTACGGAAGGTAGGTGAGGGATTACCAACCACTTTTCCAGGATTTTTCGGTGTGAAGGTGCCTTGACTGTATTTTATTGCCATGCATCTATTTAGAATCTTATGTTGTTTGTGCCAAAATCTTTGCGTTGAGCATCAAATTATTGACATACGGGGGATCAGGCGGCCCATTGTTGTAACCTATTTGACTTGCTGCTGATCGAAAAAAATTCAAATTCTCCAACAGGTCTGGCGTCATCACACCGTTTTTGAACAAGCTCTGTGGATTTTTGTTTATGCTTTTTGCAGTTACCGCAGCAATAGCGCCATAAGTGTTGCTGAGATTTTCAGGAACTGCTTGCCCTGAGAACATGCTTTTGGCGATCGCATAGTTTTCGGGATTGATTTGGAAACTGTTATCAAGTGGGCTATTTTGTAAATCATATGCACTGGCATTGATGGGACGGTTTTGCAATTCACCTGTTGCGGGATTTTGAAACTGTCTTGTGCCTTGCACATTTACAACGATACTTTCTTGACCAAAATTATTTGATTGATCAATCAAATTCCTGGTTATGAGATCTTGAACCATTAGATGAATCTCCCCCATCTACTCAATGCACTTGACCCCAGTCGCTGTGCGACTCTGCCCCCAATGCCTGTTATTCCACTTGCAGTTATGGCACGTGATCCAAGACTGCTCAACACCTGTCCCACAAAAGGTACGTTGCTGGCAACATTGTTGAGCAGCCCATCCAATGTGTTTTGAATGCTGTCATCCAATTCCAACAAAAAGGTGTTCACACCGCCAAACATGTCTGCAGGCTCATAATAGTCACCGCCATCTAAATCAAATTTGCTGATCAATTCAGGAGTTAATTTATAAGCTACTTCCTCAAAAGCTACACCTTCATGCTTGACAGTCATGTTGATTGTGTTAAGGGCACTGCTTTCTGTTTCCAAGCTGTCAAACTCAAGACTGGACACTTTTGGATTGTATACTCGCATTTTGGTGTACTTGCCACCATAAAAGGTGTAAATGTCAAGACTTTCAAAAAAGTTAGTGTCAGGGCCTGGTTGTGGACTGAATCCCCAGCCACTTCCGATACTAAACTCTTTTTCAATTACGCTGCTTCGCCAAGCCACTGCATTGCCTATTCTACTATTAGGCCGCAGTCTTCCATCCCCAAAATACCAGTTGTAGTAATCTCTCCACACCCGTAATACTCGGTCATCAACAGTGTCGTGCAAAATGATATTCAAATCTGAATAGTCGATACCAGTGTAGACAACACGCTTACGATTGTATTGTTTTAGGATTTTAGCCTCAGGAGAGAATTTAGGCCTATCAATAGTTTTGATTTGGAAGGCAAATCCTGATTGCCAACTGCTGAATTCTCTCAAGGAGCTGATGGCAGGCCCAGCATTGAAGCTTGCATAAAACAAAAACTTTTGACGTGGCATTGCACTAATGACACGATTGGTTTTTGTATGTTTTGTAGCATACCTACTGTTGCGCAAGATCAAAGGGAGGCCGCGATAGTAGGTACGGCTTCCTGCTGATGCGCCTAGTTCATCAGAGGTTTGCTGTTGCGCTTGATCGGCTGCTAAAGGCACAGGTTATCCTATACTGACACCAGGTCTAAATTGCGGATTTAGTTCAAACAACCCATCCGCAAGGGTGGCATTGTCAAATCTCACAGTAAGCTGAATGTCCACAGGGTCACTGCTGTTGTATTCTAGTGATTGATAATCAACAGTTTCAAGGAAACAACCTTCCAAAGTCCAAGTTTCAAATACTGTTTCGTTGCCGCCATCAAGTATTTCAAGAATAGTTGTAAACTTGTAATTGATACCCGCAGCAACACTTGTTTGTTCAAAAAAGTTCATTTGTTTTTGTAGCTGGTGACCCACGAGTTTGCTGACACTGTTAGTAATATCGTCACGAACAGTGATGTTCATCTGTTGCCAAGTTGCCTTACCAGCGTAATGCATAATGGAATTGTAGCTGTGTACCTCAACGCTGTTCATTGAAACATTGGGCCGGGCTGCACTAACTACCTGTTGAGTCAACTCCAACCCACCAGCAATGGGCCCAAAATTGATTACTCGCACACGGAAGCGATGTTTGATCTTCGGCATGAGCAAGCCATTTCTTGCACCGTTGATGGGAACGCCGAATTTTGAAAGAGTCTCTACCATGCTCTACTCCAGAAACTTGTTTATTGCAAACTTATTTATGGAGAGAGGGTGGAAAAATCAGGGGCAGTTTTTAGGCATGCCCCACTTGACCATAAGCCAATAGAGCAATGCTCTCTTGTTGACTGATTAGGCCTTGCAGAATAACCAAATGTGCACCGTCAATAACTTCTTGTTGATGATCATCAGCAACAAGACTGATCATATTGCCTAAGGTTTCGCTCAAACTTTCAATCAACATACCCAATGCATCATTTTTCCCCATAGTAGAGCTGTAGTGCTCAAACAAGGCTACACTTAGTTTAGTCAACTCACCAGTAACTCTCTGCCTTTCATAATCAAGGTCAGTTTGAGGGTCTGAGTCAATTTCTTCAGATTCAAAAATTGAGCTTGTCATGTTACCTGCAATTGTTTTCTTGTATTTAAGCTTAAGTTCAGATTGTTGTCTGTCTAGACAGATTATTATGGATAGATATTGTTATAAAGCCTTAAATAACTATATACTAAAACGAAGGAAATAGCTATGACAATAACGTGTCAGTTATGTGAAAAAATATTTGACAAGATTATCAGCAGCACTCATTTGAAATTCTCTCATCAAATAAGTAGTGAACAATACCGACAGAAATTTGGGCGTGATAGCTTAGCTTGTGCGGACTACAAAAAAGAACGTAGTTTAGCGCGCAGCGGCGAAAAAAACGGCATGTTTGGTAAGAAACATGCGCAAGCCAGCTTACAAAAAATGAGTGAAAAGCGGGAAGGTCAAATTCCGTCAAACAAAGGCAAGAAAGTTACAGATCCCGACCATCTTGAAAATCTACGCAACGCTGTTGCAGCGCGAACTATCAAATGGCAGCAGAATGATACTCATCCCAGAAAAGGGGCCATATTGAGCCCTGCTACTAGGAATCAGATCCGCCAAGGAGTGCAAGATTACGCACATCAGAATCCAGAATTGATGCAACAACGAGCAGCAAAAGCCAAACAAACATTGCACGAGCAAGGTTATGATTTTGGGAGTCATATGCGTGGCAAAAAACACTCACAAACAACCAAAAACAAGATCAGTGCAAGCAGCCGCATGTCTGCATTGAAAAAATCAATGTTGAGCCATGATAAGATGTTACAAGCAATTTCCGATGCAAATTTATTGTGTGAGTCTGTGGAAGGTCAAAATGTATTTGTTAAATGTATTGTATGTAACAATCAATTCTCCATTACAAAACAATATTTCACTATTTCCAAGTGGCGGAAAGACATTTGCCCTGTTTGCCGACCAATTCCCGTCAAGTCCAATGCTGAACTTGAGTTGCTGTTCTGGATACGATCCGTTTTGCCACATGAAACCGTCTTAAGTGGTAACCGATCAACTATTTTTCCCTTGGAACTGGATATACTGATTCCACACAGGAACCTTGCAGTGGAATATTGCGGTCTATATTGGCATAGTGAACTACAGGGGAAAGATAAAAATTATCACAAAAACAAAAAAGAATTATGTGCTGCACAAGGAATATCCTTGATTACTGTTTTTGAAGATGAATGGTTAACCAAACAAGACATAGTAAAAAGTCGGCTACAACACTTACTAGGTAAATGTCACAACAAAATTGCTGCAAGAAAATGTGTTGTGAAACCCATTGATGCCAAAATTGCCCGTGACTTTTGCACGCAAAATCATATTCAAGGCAGTGGAGCTAGCAAGATTTGCTTGGGATTGTATTATGGGGAACAATTGATCCAAGTGGCAACCTTTAGTCAACCCAATATCAGCAAAGGTTCTCGGAACACAGGAGCCGATGTCTGGGAATTGAGTAGGCTGTGCAGTATCACAAAAACGCAAGTTATGGGCGGGGCGGGAAAATTATTCAAATATTTTGTAACCAATTACAATCCAAAACAAATTATAAGTTACTGTGATTTAAGATGGAATCAAGGAACTGTATATGAACAATTGGGATTTACTTGCATAAATTTAGGCACGCCAAATTATTGGTATTTCAAAGGGCCTGATGTTACACGACTGCACAGATTTAGCTTGCGCAAAAACTCGCAGGATGATCCTGCCTTGACAGAATGGGAAAATCGCAAGGCGCAAGGTTGGAACAGGATTTGGGATTGTGGTAGCAGTAAATGGATATGGCTTAATGAAAAACCGGAGCAGTGAGCTCCGGTTTCTCTTGTTATAGATTCAAATATTATGGCAATGGATCGCCAGTGTTTAAAATTCGCAATGGTATGTAAATGAATTCAATAGCTTTGGTGGGTTTGACAGCCACATCAATCCACAACTCATTGCGATCAATACGTGTTGGCGAATTATTCGTTTCATCACAAACCACAGCAAAGTCATATACAGCACGCAAGCCCACTAAGTCACCAAAGAAGCTTTCAAATGTGCGGGCTACAGAATCGCGTGTTTGTTTGTCATTGGGCTCAAACAAGAAGGGTTTGGCCAAAATGTCCAATTGATAATTCAAATAGTTAATCAATCTGGCAACATTTACGCGGTCCAATGCACTGCTCAAGGGACTGAGGGTTTTTTGTCCATACACAACAAGTCCGCGCCCAGGAATGAATGCAATGGGGTTAATCTTGTTTTGATACAGTGTGTCTCGTTGTCCTTGACTCAATGCAACAGGCACGTATTCATTTTCTGCGTTCAAGTAACCAACACTGCTAACAGCACTTACTAATCCGCGTGTGAATCCTGCTGGGGCAAACCAGGGATAAGCCACTTGGTCGTTGAAGGCAATGGTGCGCAGTATAGTCATGCTGGCTGGTACAAATATTTGTGTACCATCAATATTTGTAGCCAATCCCCATGGATAGTAGACACCGCCATAGCGTGTAGCAGTAATAAGTGATTCTTCACCATTACCCAATGCATTGGCAGCGTTTGTGGCCCAATTTTGAATACTTGTGCCATCAGGCTGCAAGCGAGCGGGGGTGTCAACAACAATGAACGCAACGTCTTTCTTGTCAGTGTTCAATGTAACCATTTCATCCAAAAGTTCTGGATAAGCGGGAACAGCCATCAAGTTGAACACATTGCTTTCGCTTCTCAATTCTTCACTAGCTGCCAAGGCACTTGCTATAGCGGTAACAATCAATTGACGTTGTGCTTTCCGCAACATGTAAGGCGCACCAGTGTTCATCAAACCACTGGCTGTAACCCAACGGTTTCTATCGTAGTTAGGTTGGTTATTCACAGTTGCTGGTAGGTAATTTACCTTGTAGGTTTTGACATTACCAAAGCTGTAGCGTGTGTTGAACAAAAGCAACCCAAAAGGATATGGTAATGCACTGGGAGCATCGGGATCCACTGTATCACTAGCTAGCATATCTACAATTGCTTGACTGCCTGTGCTGGTTCCATTGGCTGTCCAACGGGCATCAGCGAACAAAATGCCATTGCTGCTGCTTTGGTCAGTATTGTCTACCAAAAGCCATTGACTGTTGAACGCATCTCTTTTGTAAATCTTGGGATAATTTTCCAAATCGCTTGTGTCGATCCAAATGTCATTATCCACCAAAGGCAATCCACCTGACTGTGTTGTAGGGGCTGTTGCACTTAGAGTAGGCCCGTTGGGATCAGTTTCAGTGTAGATCATACGATAGCCTAACCAAGTGCTGCCATTGCTTACCATCAAGTCCACTCTCAAATTTGCATTGTACCACAATGTGTTATTTGCAGGCAAGCCTGATGGTGTTGTGCTGCTTTGGGTGTATTTGTCTCCAAAATCCACAGTGCTGGCTACATAGCTGGGGATTGTGACCCAGGCAGTGCCATCCCAAATCTTCACAAGTAGCACGCCAGTTTGTGTCAATACATCTGGGCCGTTTTCATTGTAACGCACATAAATGCTGCCTACTGTGCGATTGGCACCATACCCTGCATTCGCACTTGCATCAGTTGCATATAGTGGAGCCAAACGTGTGTTCCATTGATCAGTGCCACTGTTGTAACGTTTTACAACAAAATTGGCACCACGATTGCCTGCAACAGTGTTGACCCAAATATTACCAGAGGCAAGCTGACTTAATTCAGCTGGTTGTGGGGTGCCCAAGCTGTAGCCTTGATAAACCAAGCTATTACCATAAGTTATTCCAGTGGGAATGCCAGCGGATACTAATGGGGCAGTTCCTGCATACCCTACAACATTTGACAGCGAAAACAACGTTCCTGTAGGACTATATATTCTAAGTCTATTGTCAGCTGTTATTTCAGCCTTTACTAAGTTGGTCAAGCCCACTGTAGTATCTGCATTGATTTTCGCAACTACATCAGCAAGTGTTGTGACTGCAGGAGCTTGATTAGCAACATTTATATTTGCACTGACACTTCCTGCGCCATATCCAGCTGTAATAGTTATAATTTGTGTAAGTGGTGCTGGGGCAGCAGCACTACTGACAAATGTGGGGCTTACAACTGATCCTGTCACACTTTTGTAATATGTACTTTCCATTTTCATCTTTGCAGTGGCAAATCCACCCGGTCCACTGCTGGCAGTTGTATCCAGTAATTGGATAGTATTGCCGCTATAGTCAGTTAGTCTCAAGTACTTGTTTGTCCCAACGGTGAATGTTGTGGCCAAAATTTGTGTTGAGGCCAACTGGGTATTGATATTCGTAACAAAAGCCTCTAAGGTAGTATTAGGAACATTGATAGTATAAGATGTAGTAGTAGCACCTACGATGTGGAAGAGTGTGCTTGTTCCAGTTATAAATGGGCCTAGAACAGATTCACTACTATTGACAACTGTAGGAGATGCGGCTGCCCAACTGTGACCAGGGTATTCAGTTTCAGTGCCGCCCACTGGATACCAGCGACTTACTGTTCCTTGAGCTGTTGTTTGGCTGACTTTTTCAAAAATTTGCACTGAAGGCATCAAAACATTGCTGCCAAGGCCTTGAACAACACTTACTGCATTCACAGCCAAATCACCATTAGCACCAAATTCATTTAAGGGCACAATGTAATTTTGTTGTGGTTTGTTGCTGACTAAGGGAGAAATTTGTGAGTTTTCAAAACCCAGATCAGTTAGCAAAGAGGTAGGTAATGCGCTTATAGGCGCGATAGCTACATTGATATCACTACCTACCAATCGAAGATTGTAGACTGTTACTTCTGTAGGAAGTGTGGGAGCAACTACCTTGGCTTTTTCCAGTCGGCTAAAGATTTCTGCTTTGATGCCCTTTTTTGTCAATGTTGTATTGCTGTTGATTTTTTGAACTACTGTGTTTAAACTGTCTGTTAACTCAATGGTTATTACAACACCTGCAATTGTGATTGTGCCATTGCCACCAGGAGCAACAATTGCAAGATTGGGATTGGTGCACTGTGTTTCACGGAAACATTGCACAATACGTTGAAGCTGTGTTGCAGTGTCAATCACTTTGGGTCTTACAGCACCCCAAGCCAACCCACTGTTTACATTTCCGTTGCTGCGGAACAAGCCCCAAGAAGTTGCAGTGAGGTCCAACCAATAGTCGCCATTTACTGGCTCACCAACGGGCTCTGTACCAGTGGGTGCAAGGTTTCCTAGATCAACATCAGCTCGCATAACATAGGCACTGTTAGCCAACCCCAAGTATTGGTAAGCTGAATACAGCCCATACTCATTAAGTTCGTTACCATGCTGTGGTGTGCCAGCTTGGGTGTAAAATTTAGGATTGCCAAAGGTTTGGAGCAGTTCTCTCTGACTTGTTATCCGGTACAACTTGCCAGCATTGGCTTTGATTGTACCTGGGGCAATGCTAGTGGCGTTGCCTGGTTGCGGCTTATCTTGTGCAGTAGCCATCATAATGAATGGCACAGTGCCAGGGCCCGAACTGGCATAAAAACTCTCATCAATTACTTGTACCTGAACTCCAGGGCTTGTTAGATTGGCCATTTGTACCTCATCAAAAATATCTTGTAGGATATTTATGAAAAGCTACTGAAAAAGCCCTGGTTCAGTCAGCGTGGGCCGGCGTGGATGTGACTGAATTGAAGTCGGAGACTGTCTTGTTGTTCAGCTAGTTCAGCCCATTCAAATGTCAATGCACCAAATTCTCGAACAGACACCCAAACTTTTTCCTGTTGCTCTACTACACCAACAAGGACCCTTCCAACTTGTGCCCACCCCCCATGAAATTTCCAATTTAACATTTGATCGTCAGTATCTGGAACATATACAATGTCATCGGGTTTGGGCAAGGTTGTCACTTAAGCGTCTCCATAAAAGTAGTAACGT